TGTTAAATAACCCCATTCAGCCCCTGTTGTGTCTGTTGCAATGTTTACTGGAAGTACTTTACCCTTATATTCAAAGAAATCGTAATCAATTCCTGAAATATTAGAAATACCTAAATATGCTCTTCTTGGGTTCTCTCCATTAGATATAACAGCATCATCAGCACCTGAAGCAGAACCAAATGGTTGATTGTAAATAACATCACCAGGTAGGAAATATTTAGTTTTGTAAACAACAAATGGTGGTGTTGCTGCCTCGTATTCTCTTGAAATATAACCCTCAAAACCACAAGGTAATGCGTCTGTAGGATATTCCTCACTCAACTCTAACATAATGTATTTAGAATTAAGTTTGTATTCACCATTAGATGTACCTACTTTATTTGCCACAAAATTGTTTTGATTTGGGTCCATTGAACAATTTGTGAAACTTTCAATAACTCTAACATTTTGATCGTTATCATAGAAGTCTCTTACAAAAATATCAAATGTACCATTATTGAATGAAATATTACCAATAGAAATTTTAACTAATCTGTTGGCTGCGTTACCGTCAGAAATAAGTTTAAATTTAAATAATTTATATACTCTATTACCTCTTAATTCTGAAACAACAAATGGCGTTACTGGTGTTTGATATTGTTCTAAATAAAAACCAATACTATCCGTATCATTTGATCTAGCACCAGGTAGGGCGGTAAATCCGCAATATAAACCTCTAACCTTACCTAATCTATAACCTGTAGTTAAAAGACTTGTATATGACTCCTCAACAAATAAAGGAACTTGGTTTCTGTCCTTACCAAAATTAGATCTACCGAAAACTTTAGATAGGTATTTACTATCTGTGTTAAGTAATGATGTTTCAAAACTAAAAGTATCATTATCTTTAGTTAATCCTGAAACAACAAAAGTTGAGAATGGGTTTTGTGAAATTCCAGAATATTGCCCTGTGCAAACCATTTGTGCGTTTGTTGTTGCACTAACTTCATAAACAGGACCATCATCAGTACCATATGTAGAAATACCTCTTGATCTTAAAGTCGCAACCACTAAATCATCATACGCACTATATGGTGTTCCTGAATAGTTTGTAATAAATACAGCCAATGATCCTGAAAACGTTGTTGACGATGTTGCCGAAAATGATGAACTTGAAGCACCAAAACCGTAACCAAAATAAGACCCAACACTTACGTTTTTACTATAGTCAAATAATGCATAATACCAGGGATCGTTATTACTGTCACTTGGTGTTAATAAACTAAAATTAACATTGTCTACACCGAACACTTCAGTATATGCTGTAGTATTATAAGGTGAGCCTGTAGTTTGTGTTAAAGTACCAGCACTTACTGCTCCAAAAAATATTGAAGTAGACGCAGATGAAGTATTTCCTTGAAAATACGAATTAGCGATATTAACAATATAATTTTGTAGCTGTTGCGCAATAGTTGATGTTCCACCGTCAAATTCAGTATATGGTATATTTAAATCAGAACTAAGCTGTGTGTTAGATGTTGATAAAATAGACACGTTAGTACTTGCCCCTGTAGAACCACTAAAAAGGATTGTTGCAGATGTAGTACCTGTCATAGCAATAGTTGACGGATCAGGATTGGCGATAGTGGTTATAGACCAAGAAGGACCAGCGTCGTAACCTGATAAACCTAAAACTCTTGTTACAAACAACTGATTTGATTGTTGTAAATATGCTTTAGCAATATATGCGGTCTCATATTTTGGTATTTGTGTATTCACAAACTTCTCAGGACTAGTTCCACCAAAGTAAACTTGATACTCGTCAAAGTTTGTTATAAAAATTGGTTCAAAGGCAGGACCTTGAAGTGTTTCACCAACAATACCCAAAGTAGTTACACCAACACTTTGAGCAACGAATGTTAAGTCTCTTTCTGATGTATAGACACCCGGAGAAACGAAAACTTTATTAGTTGAAGCCATAAATTTTTTGTATTATAATTAATGTTTATTTTTAATATAAATACACTAATTTTTTGCAAAATTCATATAGTAAAAATATTATTTATATCATAGGTAGACTTTTTTCTTACTTTTTTCATACTATAAAAATATTTATAATGTAATGAAAAAAATAAAAAATATTAAAATAACTCCTGAAGTTCATGAATTACTAAAAACTTACTGTGAGCAAAACGGATTGAAGATATACAAATTTTTAGAAAATTTGATAATAAAAACATGTACTAAGGAAAAAGATTTATACGGAGAATAACTAAACTAAAAATGCCGTTGCTTTTATTAAAGATTCTTGTGTAGGATCATCTTTAAAAACGATAATTTTAAGTAAATCACCATTACTAATTTGTATTTCAGATAAATTATCACCTAAATAATTGTTATTTATAAAAACAGAGTATGACGAAGAACAAGTACTTGTCGATACAATTGTACCACCGGACGTTACGGCAAAATAAGGAGATGTTGAACTTTTAACACAAACAGACCCTTGGTTACCTGCAAGGGTTGGAGTCATTACTGTTGTACCTGAACAATTCACATAGGTTAAAGTATTGTTAGTTGTTGAAGTATAATTAATATTATAACAATTAGTGACATTAGTAACATTATCTATAACAATATCTGCGTCGTATCTAAAAACTTCATTAAGTTGGGTGTTTCCTGAAACAAATAATAAATCTAAATCAAAACTATTGGGTCTTGGCGGTTCTATTTTAACTCTTCTTGATTTTTTTAATGACTCTAACTCAAAAAGAGAAACTTGTCTTGTAATTGCCGGAGAAACTTGGAATTCTGCTTCGTCTAACAAAAACCCCATTAATATTAATTTATAAGTTTGAATATAATATTTTCTTTTTTCCGTGTCTTTAACCGATTCGTCAGTGACCGATTCTAATTTTAATGGCATAAAATGCCCTTTAATTTGTGTATATGCTTGTTTAGAGGTAAATTTTTGCATCATAATTTTATTAAACTCATTTACTTCTCTCATTCTATTACAAAAAATCTTTACACTGTAGGTGACATCAACAGGAACAGGTTGAGGTATTTTATAAACGTCCGCACCTTTTCTTTGACCATCCCATGTGGGTACAGTATAATAAAAAAACCTTAATCTTTCGGGTATGTTAGCACCACCACCTTGTATTTTACCATATGAAACTTCAGGTTGCCTAACTGTTATAATAAAGGGTAATGAAACATTTTTATCTAAATCTTGAAATTTCCAAGTCTCAGTAAATTGAGACCAGCTCTGGGTCGTTATTATTTTATCAACTGTTGGTACGGTTTTACCGTCAATGTCTAATTTTAGGTTTTCTTTAACAAAATCCAAAATACCCTTATCTAAATCCGCATGTAAAACTCCTTTTGGTAAAAAAGTACCATTATCTGTTATTTCATCTAACAATTCTTGTCTTCTTTCTTTACCCACTTTTGTAGGTATTAGTGGTAAATATTTTTTTTCCTTTTTTGGTAATGCCATGATTATATTCCGTTAAACTCGTCGTTAGTTACAGGTGTTGCGATTATTGTTCTATAATATTTTTTATACCCTCCATAGGTGTGTTTCATATCAGATGTTACCCTACCGTCATTCACAACATTATAATATCTAACCCTATCCTCAGTTTCGTAATAAGCTAAATAATCACCTAAAGATATTTCTATTGCTAATTGGTCTAAATGTGATTGGTACACACTAAAAGTCATATTTCCAGGTTCTAATTGATAAAGTTTTGATGCTCCTAAATCTGAATTTGATGGAGCGTCTATTTTAACCAAACCTTTAACTTCTATTGGTGCTAAAAATTGTATTCCGTCACTTAACGCCTCACCATAAACGTCATCGTTATTTGTTCTTTGTCTATCAACACGATATAAGACAACGGTGAAATTCATATCACCCATTTGCCATTCCATACCCATGTTGATATCTAAATTGAAGTCTTCCTCTGAAAAAAACTTATTTAATCTTGTAATTGGAACTCTATTCTGTGCCATATTAATAAATACTTTGATTGATTTTTTTATATTATTTACTATTTTTATTTATAATATAATGGAAGAATTAATTTCAAAAACTCCCGAAACAAGAGCCCTTCAAATGTTAGATGATTATGTTGGGTCAAATAACTATATCTTAGCGTTAAAACACAAAAAACAAAATAGCAAGTCGTTTACACCAACAAGGTCTCAAGCAGAATACATAATTAACTTTCACGGACGAACACCTAAGGTTGCAAAAAAATGGGTCAAACTCGATTCATACTTTGGAAAAAAAATGATGGAAGATAAAATGTATACGAAGGAACCGTCAGAAATATACGTTGAGAAGTTATTAGTTGAAAAAGATAAATCATATCACATTTGGGGTAAAATATTCAGTGGCGAAACTTTACATGACTTTTGGATTCCAAAAACTGCACTTATAAAAGATAATGAAGTTAAAAATGTAGTTGTTGATTATACCAAGTATGGTAGTAGACCACCAATGGATCATCAAAAAGAGGCAATAGAAAAACTTGTTAGAAACAAAAAGTTTATTTTAGCGGATGATATGGGATTGGGGAAAGGTCTATTGA